GTATCCCAAAGTATTACCTTCCCATGTTCCTAATTGTGGTTGGTAACTTCTATTGGTTGTAGTAAATGATTGCTTATTTACCAAATAGAAATTGTGGTAATCAAATTGTCCGTATCTATTCTTCCATTTGATACGAATGTTAGGGTATTTCTGCTCACAAATCTCTTCAAAGTATAAACAATTTCCAACTTCATCATATACATCAGTATTTACCGTTACAAAACTACCGCTTGAGAAGATGCCAGGGTAACGATAATCTTCAGTAGGTGAGAAGAATAGGTTTAATACCTGTCCATTGTATGCATTATCAATTTTGTATCCAGCTTGAAACTTAATGTTTGGTGAGACTACTGAAAAGACAGGTGCATAAGTTACGGGAACTGCTCCACTACCTGAAGCAAAATAAGTAGATACACCATCCTGAGCATATACCCACAATTGTGGAACTTGTGCAGTAAAGAATGTATCAAAATTAGTTACATTAGTTTGAAGTGTAACTCCATCATAATCAAAATCAATATCTCCACCAAATACTACATCACTATCAAACGATGCTGATACATCGGTATATACCGTTGCAATAGATGAAGATACCGAAGAAGATACTGGGCAGATTGTATACCATCCGTTGTAAGTTATTGGAAACTCACTTTGAGATGGAAAAGAAGGTGCCTGTTGGATTTGCTGTGATGAACTGATAGATGAACTTACCTCAACATAAGAAGATGTAAGAGAGGAAGAATACTGAAGGTGTGATACATTTAGATTACATCCAGTTCCAGTGTATACACCTAATGTTCCTTTGTTGTTATCAAAAATACTCTGTGTTGCTGGTCCATCAGTCATTAGAGGCCAATACAAACTCTTTGATGTAATTTGTTGTCCAATTGGCTCTTGGAAAAGGGAATACCCATCCAATGCTTTGTATGTTCCTGATGAAACTCTACTACCCGTAGCGTATGCACTTCCACTTCGGTATTGGAAATAAAAATCTCCCTTAAAATAAACCACATTAGATGGATTCTCCTGACGCAAATCAGTTAGGGTGGAGTTAATTATCCTACTAAAGTCAAAAATCCCTACATTGGAAGAATTAGGGTATTTTATTAATGTGTAATTAAATGAGCCGCTTTGAGAGGGTGTCCCAGTCCAATAGTATAAATCTGCATTGTATTGAAAAGATGCAGAGGTATTAGCAGCTGATGATTCACTTACAGAAAATATAATCGGTGATTGTGCTAACGAACAACTTGCTGGGTATTGTAAAATTGATAGAGCCATCAGTAAATCTTTTATTATTTAACCAACTTTTGGTAAATTGTATTTGATGTTAGGAAACTTTGAATCCTGCCTTACCGAACTCATTATCCATAGCGTCAAACAATGGTTCAACCACACCATCTAAATCACCCATAATTAGTTCATCTAACGCTTCTTTGAAATTAGTTGAAGATGCGGCAATTTCACCAAAAGGTCTTGCTTTCATACCCGTTCCTTTTGTCTTTTTTGGACGAGTTCCATAGTGAACCCATCTTCCGTATTCTGCTCCATCAGGTGCAACATCAATTACAAACTGATAACTACCTTTAATTTTTGAACCAATACTATTGATTGCGTTTTGTGGAGAAGAAATAAACTTTGTAAGTAAATTACCTGTTTTGAAAGCACGAGAAGAGCGAGTCTTTGGGTATCCACTATAAGGAACACCAGGATATATTGCTTTTCCGGCTTCCTTTCTAAAAACCTTTGCTACATCCTGTATCGTTGCCATTATTCAGGTAATAAAGTATACAAACAACGAGGACGTGGGTTGTGTGTAATCAAATCAAATGTTGCAGTCCAACCACAAAGTCCATTATCAAAACTTTCTTTGAAAGCTGTGCATGTAATTGTTCCTATATCAAAGTTAGTTGTAGCGTATTCAGTATAAGATAACAAATCGTTGAGTATTGATAGGGTATTAGCATGTATATCTACTACATCATCTGTCCCATAATATGGAACACTCATTTCGTTAAATGAGCCGGTTGATTCGTTGTTCTTTAATTTTTGCTTATCTGCTACTACTAACTGACAAGAATACGATGTAGTTGATGTATCAAAAACCGCATCGGTAATGATGATGTTTCCCATTGGGTATTGTGGAAACTCTCTATTATCTATTTGGAACACATCACCCTGTGAAACATAGTTGATTGAAGGGTGGTTGCTCATAATTGTTTTGAAATAATCCAAAACATTGTAATAAAGAGTGTAGTTAGTATCTGAATTATTTACAACTGTCATATCTTATAAGTTTATTCCACTAAAATACTGATTTGTTTGGTCTGGATAGATTTGAGTAGCGTTTCCAACTGATTCGTAGAACTCAGGGATTTGATTTGAGTATGCAATTAGGTAATCTTGCATTCTGGTAGCGTACCATTCTGCATTATCCTGTGATTTTTGAACAAGGTAATCAACTTCAGTCTTAGAAACTGCTTGTGATTGTTCTGATTGGTGTTTAACTGCTCCTTCAGACTTGAATTGAACCGCTGAGAATGGTAAATACTCTACACAAGCATACCAAATTAGCGTTGGTTTGATGTGCTCATCCATCAATTCTTTGTAGTATCCGCTAAAAGAGTTTCCAGCCTCTACATTATCCTGCAAATAGTTGTAAAGAACAGTTCCTACTAAGTTTAGGATGTATTTTTCTTGCGCAGTTCGGATGAACGGCAACAATCTATCTGAATCAATACTCCCCTGTAATGGAGAGGTTTTGATTATATCGTTTCGGGTTACAAATAATCCAAATGGAGTAGCCATAGTTATTCAGTTATTAAGTTATCAGTTTCATCCGTAATAGTATTCGGATTTTCCATAGATTCGTTTACATCTTCTTCAACCTGCTCTACAGTTTGACCTGTTTCTTCAGCTGTTGTAGAAAGGATTACCAATGGAGTCAATTGCTCAAAGTATAATTCAGTTTCATCACCCCATCCACCTAATTCAAATGCGTCTTGGAATGCATTTAACAATACTGATTGGAAACCTTGAATTGTCATCGTTTGTAAGATAGAAAATGCCGTTTTCATTTCTTCACTCTGAGAGGAGAAACCATTACTAGCGGTACGGATACCAAACAACAATGGAGAAGTGATACGATGCGCTACAAGAATGCGGTCCTGAGCGTAATCACCAACATATTGGTATTTCTCATGCAAGTTTTCAGTAGTGATTGTATCAATGGTTGGTTTTACACTTGGGTCATCGTTAAAGGAAACCATAAATCTACCAGCGTTTCGGGTGCCTGTAAACTTTTGCTCAATTTGTGCTTCAATAGTTTGTCTTTCTTCAGGCGCTGGAACACCATTATTTAGGTTCACCATTACCAATGGCAAGAATCCATTTTCAATGTTGTTGATGTGTAAGTTAGATAATTCAGCTTCTACGAATGAGAACTGAAGTGCAGATACCCAATCAGGAACTGAGTAGTAGAACTTACCTGGTGTATAGTTTTTGATGTAAAGTAATTCTCTCTTTTCGGTTGATTTACCAAATGCAGGAACTTCTACTTTAATTCTTTGTGCTCTTTGGTCTGACCAATCGTGGCAATAGTAATATGCATCTACAAATGGGTTATCCCAAACCTTCTTTGCTCTCCAATTCTGAACTGGAGTGTGATACATCTTTTTGATTTTGGTATGGTCATCATTCCAAATTACATCTACTGCGCAGTTTCCATACAATTTTAAGTCAAAGGAAATCCTTCTTACATCTTCTTGAGAAACAATCTTTTCCAATGCTAATTGGAAGATTTCGTTGTTTGAGAATAATCCCTTACCATAGATTAAATCTGAAATACCATCAATACAAGCCGCATTGGTTGTAGATGTTGTGTATGCATCGGTTAGGATAGGGAAATAATCATCTATATCCATTATACCAACTGGCACCCATTGGTGTCTTGATTTGGTATCTTCAGTAATTACAGGTATCTCCTGTTGTGATAGATTTACTATGGATAGTTTAGTATCTTTCTTCATAATACAATATATGCGTTATCGGTTACATTTGATTTATAATCATCAGTTATTTGATTTTCGTAAATAGATTTTGTGACTGATGAGGTAGCAAATGTGTTAAATGTGCCATTCCAAATAGTAGAGCCAGAGTCATCGTTTAGAGTTGCTCTATATTCTGCTCCGTAGGTAGCTCCAGCAATAGATGCTGTAAAAGCAAGTAAGGATTCATCACTATTATAGGTGAATGAATTGAAAGATTGTGTGGTATTGGTGAGTAAATACATATCCTGATAGGACATAGTATAAGAGTTAGCCACATTTTGAGCTACTCTAATGGTCACCAAATTGCTTCCTGACAAGTAATACGATTGCATGAGAATGTCTTTATATCTATTTAACAACTTACTTCGTATAAGTAGTGATAAAAAGCAAAAGCCGTTAAATGATTAAAATAAAATATAAAATGATTAAAAAATAATACATAGGGCTTGTTTATATAAAATCTTTTTCGTATATTTGACCTGTTGATTTAATGTTTAACCTTAATACTAATTCTATGAACAACCTCAACACACAATCGGATATTCCAACTATCCAACAGAGCCTTCACTACATTTCAGCCCGTTTGGATGAAGTAACAGGCAACGCTATGGGGATGTCTAACATCCACATCGTTTCAGAGAATGATTACTCTGAAGACATCGCTTCTGAACTTTCTACTTTGAATCAGAGCGTTAAGGAGATGAACTCTACATTGAATAATCTTTCTAACCGAATGGAAGATTTGGAGTTTAATCTTCGTCCACTTTCCTCCATTGCTGAGAACTTGGAGATGATTATGATGGCTTATGTTGAATCAGTTAATCGTAAGTAAGATGCAAGTATTTACCCGAAAACAACTTTTTGCATTAGAGCAAGGAAAAGCTCTTTACAATAAGTTTGAGAACGAAGTTAAAGTGGCAACCTCTGGAGATTACTCAATGTTTATGAAGAAACATTTTTTCTTCTCATCAATGCCAGGTTATACAAAGTCTCATTTGATTAAAAAATATTTGGAAGAAGGTGTTGTTCCATATTACCTAATCACAGGTAAAAAATCTTTAAGAGATTTTGGTTATCAACTATGTTTGATTGCAGCAAATCATCCAGATTCACCGGCTATTGTTAGTGTTGATGATTCTGATTTTATGTTTGCTAACAGCGATTCAATGAATGTTATTAAGAATATGATGAGTGGGTTGAAAAAGTTTGAGTATTCTAACGCTCAAGCTTTATTGGGTGCTCGTAACCTACCCAAACCAATGAAAGATGCAGTTAATAAGTTTAAGATGAAATATGGAGAAGGATTTAGTGTTCCAACTCACAATATTCATTTTATCATCGCTTCCAATGTGAAACTCCCATCAGCAGATGAGGCTGCAATGAGGCAGGATTTGAAGCCAGGTCCAACTTCACAAAAAATGGTAGATATGGCAGCAGTTGCAGACCGTATGAACAACTATCATATTAACTTTGATGCTTGGGAAGAAAACTGGGGATATGTTGCGCATCGTATTTTGGAAGCTCCTTATTTCGGAGAAGGTCAGTTTGAGTTTACATTGGAGCAAAGACAACAAATGGTTAAGTTTGCTTGGGAAAACTTTGATAAACTTAAATCAAAATCTTTCCGATTGTATGAAGGGTTAGCACAAGAAATGATGTTGAATCCTGATGATTATTTGGATGTGTGGAATAGTTCTAAGTTTCTTAATATTTCTCAATACAAATAATGAGCCCTGAAGAGATTAGAAAAATGTTAGAAGAGTATCAGTCCTCTCGTTTGGATAATAGGACTGATGCTCAACTACAACAAAATTCTGAAAGAGCTGCTCTTGGTGGAGTTAAAGCTCAAAAAACTCTTAAAAAAGAAAAAAAAGGTTTTTACGGGCTTACTGATGAAGAAAGAAGTAAGAATGGTAAAATTGGTGGAGATACATCTCATCCAAAAATGATTGAATGGTGTAGAAAAAATAATCACTGGGATAATTTATCTATTCTTCAAAAAGGATATGAAAAATCAAAAGAGCATAAAGAAAAAATAAGTAAAACTTTAATCGGTAGAGAATTATCAGAAGAAACTAAAAGAAAAATGTCTGAAAGCCAAATGGGACATGGATTTTCTGATGAAACTCTTAATAAAATGAAAAAATCTGCTCGTAAAAGAATGAGACCTGTAATGCAGTATGATTTAGATGATAATTTTATTAAAGAATGGGGTGGATTTGCCGAAATAGTAGATGAACTTGGATTGCAAAAATCAGGGATATATGCATGCTGTAATAACAAAATAAATAAATCTCAAGGATTTATTTGGAAATACAAAGAATAAATTTGGCCATTTAAGATTTATTTCGTATATTTGTATAACAAAATAAGAAACACACCTTTTTCGCATGAGCGGAGGGGGTGTGTATTATATAAAAAGAAAACCCACCGAATGGTGGGCTTCCCTGTTGTATGATAGATAAAAAATACGGGTTTCTTTGGGAGAATTATCCGTATACGATAGTCGGTGCATTTGTAAAGCCTGCCGCTCCAAATGGGTCACCAAATGTGCTTCCACTAACGAATGATGCTGGGAATTGTTCTTGTCCGGTGAAGGTCACAGCATAACCGTAAAGGTCTCCGAGTCCTGCTCCTGTTTGAATTGTTCCAGCGGTCAAATCAGCTCCTTCTCTTTCACCTACTAACAAGGTATCACCCTGCATTGTGTGAACAAAGATTTGAGGTCTTGACCAAGCCATCAACTTCAATTGAGTAGTCATCTCATTTGTAAGCTTCTTCAAGTTAAGAACCAATTCTTGTGAGAAGAATGTAGTGCCGTTTTCTCTTGAAGTATTTACGGTCTCTTGATAATTTGAAGTTCCCTTCAATTCGTAGTAGTATGCGTTCATTCCACTGGTTGGAAAGCCATCAACAAGACCATCTCCGTCTTTGCTGAATGAACCAGTTTGGAAGTTTACGAAATACACACCAGCTAAACCACCAACGGACTCTTTACACACTTCTTGTCTACCTGCTGTTAAATCACATGCCATAATAGTTTATTTTTTTATTAGTTAAAGTTGTAAAAGAGTTTGGGGGAGGGTGTTACCCCTCCCTTTAATCCTCTAATTGGTTTATACTGATGGGATGTGAATAGCCACATCAGAAAGGATACCTACTTGTGTATCCGCAGTGTATCTCATGATTACTCTGAAGTTCTGTGAACCATCCAAATCTGCCATGTCTAAGATACGCACTTCGTTGTAGTCGTTCATCAAACCAGTACCGAAGAACAAGTTTGATTTTTGAGCTGCTACAGCGTAAGAATCAGTCATACCTGGGCAAAGTGCCAACTCAATACCATTGAAGTTCATTGGCTTCTCACCCACGTTCATTTGGTTGTTCCAACCATTAGCACCTTGCGCACCACCAGCCAAAGCTTGTTGGTATGCCTTAGCCACGTTAGTTGCTACATAGATGGTCAAGTCTTCCTTACCATAAACTGCTGCTGGGATAGCGTCAACCAATGCTGATAATTTATCCAACACGTTAGCTGAAGTGATAGAGCCAGATGCAGAAGATTGGATTGCATCAGATGCTCCTGCAGTTGCTGCAGATGCAGAGATTACTGGAAGTAAACCTTTGAACTGACCGTTAGTTGCTGCTGCACCAGTCCAGATAGAAGTTTCAGTAGCTTCAGCTACCTTACCACCTACATAAGATACCAAGTAATCGGTGAATGTAGCAGGAACTTCATCAAATGCAGAGTAGCCCAATTGAAGAGCTTCCCAAGATGCTACGAAGTTTTGCTTACACAATTCCAAGTTTACCTGAAGCTCTTTTGGCTCAAGGATTCTTTCAGTTAATGCTACAGTACCAGAAGTAGTGAAATCACAAGAAGCATCGTTAACGATTGAGTCAACATCAACTCTCTGAATTACTTGCTTATACTTTACATTAGGAACAATAGTAATGTAGTTATTGTCCAATGTTCTTGCAGACAACAAAGCTGCTGCAATATACTTACCCGCAAATTCGCCAGCGTATGTGCTAGTGATAGAAGGCTGAGCAAATTTCTGTAATTTTCTCATTGTTTTTGTTTTTAATTAGTTATATAATTTTGCCAAGAACGATGATTGAGGGTTTCTGATGCTCTTGGACTTGTTTAATTTTACGCTAACTTTTGACATCTCTACTGGTGCGCCATTCATCGGAGAAACTTCTTCTTCATCCTCTTCTTCTTCACCAATTTCAATCTCAACTTCTTGCATTTTAGCGATAGCTTTTTCCATTTCTTCAATGCGATAAGCCATCTCTTCCATTTTCTTACCGTAATCTTCCATCTTAACCTTCATTTCCTCATATCCTGGTTCGCCTGGAAGTGGTTCTGGCTCTAAAGTTTCTTCAGCCATCTCTTCAACAACTTTCTCTTCAACTTCAGAATCAACTTTTACGATTTCTTCTTCCATTTCCTCCACATTCTCTCTTTCAACGATAACGCCATCTTCAGTAATTACTCTGATATGAACTTCATTACCTTCCTCATCTTTGAGGAAAAGGTTGTGCTCGCCGTTAGGAGCTGGAGTTTTGCCGTCTTCGGTTACTACCTCAACTGGCTCGCCTACATCAAAAGTTGGAGACTCAACAATAGTTCCATCTTCTAACTTAGCGTAAGTCATCTTAACTTCCTCTTTTGTGAGTAAAGTTACGATTTTGTTTAATACACTATTTGCGTTCATATTATAATATGTTTTTATAGTTTAATGTTATAACAATGTTTATCACTTTTGTAGTGATTTTTTATATTCCAACTCTATTAGCTAAAAATAAAGATGCTGATAAGATTTCATCAGCATTTAATAATTTATTGTAAATTAGTATATCCGCTACTTCACAATTTGAGTTTTCATAAACACTACTACCAACTATACCATCCGTATAAGAGCCGGTATTTACTCCAACTCCATATGGACCAGCTGGATATACGCTAGATGTTACTGATGATGTTATAAACTCTCCATTTAAGTACAAACTTTGAGTTCTTGGGTCGTGTACACCTGGTATGTCGTTCCATTCTGCGGTTGCTGCAAAAATCCTCCAATTAGTGTCATAGCTTCCAGATGGTTGAAATACAAACTTACCAACAACGGGGTCTGGTGCAATATATGCAGGTCCAACTCCAGGTAATCCAGCGTAAGAGCCGGAATAATTACCCAAAGACCAATTTCGTAATAAATTGGTTGGACCTGTATTTGATAAACTTACCAAAATTCTACCATGTTTATCAGTTATTGCTCCTGTATATCTACCTGAATAAATAACTGTATATTCTGGCGTATATGTTAAGTCAATTGCTCCGGGCGTTGGTTTTGTTTCAAATCCTTGTTGATGAGTAAAAGATAAAACACCAGTACCCGAGTCCCAAGTTGGAGAACCAAATAAAGATGCTGTTACATTACCACCATAAGAGTTATACCAATAACCAGATGATGTATCTACATTTTTTTGACCATCTAAAAACATTACTAGCCCATCCAATGGAATAGGGTATGGTGGTGGAACAAATGGGTTTATAATAATAGGAGTATCACCAACATATGAGTTGATGATTTCTTCGTTTCCTAAAAAGTATTGTGTTCCTATATCTCCCATATCTTATGCACACATTTGGATTTCAGAAACAGTACCAGCACTTACATAAAATGCTTTATTCATACCATAGTCCTGATAACCATACCACTTTAGAGATTGCAATGCTGCATTACCAGCATCATCCACCCATACACTATCTCCAACCTCAATAGAAGCTCCTACATTTGCTCCACCCTTTGAGTAATAGATTGTTTTAGGAGCGCCAGGATAAGCCCCACATGCTCCCATAATGGTATCGTGTCCAACTGGATATGGTATTGCACCATCACTATCGTAAATAGTAACGGATGAATAACCACCACCGGGAGGAGGGGTGTAAGGGTCTCCACCTCCACCACCAGGTCCTTCAGGCCATTGTGATGATGAATAATAGTTTACGATTGTAATCAATTCGTTCAACTTTGCTCTAATAGATGCTGCTGATTCTAAATTATCTATACTATTTACACTCATTTCTTTTTCTTTTATTCTGTCCAATTTTGTGTATCATCCCATACACCTGTATCATTCCATACTCCATTATTTAACAACCAATTCGTAGTTGGTTCTTCAGGCACCGATATAGGAGGTGTAGAATAGATGATTTGTTTGTTTCCGTGGTTCTTAAAGGCTTGTGTTCTAAAGATTGGATTTTTAGCCAATGTTCTAGCATCACCCAGCTTTGTACCACCGAATGCTATACTACCTAATGTTTTATTTCCTAATTTTATCGTTGCCATATCTTATTGTGGTATGTTATTTTGGTCCATTATTGGTTCTTCTATTACAATTGGTTCTGATTGGAATGTATTTGTCAAACCATCAAAATACAACCCAATTCCACCTTCATTATTCCATTTTGTAGATGGTATAAGATTTACAGACCCGTTTGGTAATACATAACCATCCAATGTATTTTTATTTTCAATGGTGATTATATCAACACATTTATAATCTTCAGTTATTATTGCGTATGTAATCATTTTAGTATCTTGCGGTAAATATATCTAAGTTTTGTTGGATTTCTGATGGGCTTAATTTCCTATCATAAATCAACACAGCTGCAACTTGCATATTTGAGTAACCCCAATAACCAGTTCCAACTGTAATTTGTTGGTTTTCACCAGCTCCACTTGCATCCAATGCTCTATCAGTAATGGTTTCAGTTCCATCAAAGTATCCATTTTGGGTACAATCAGCTTCAGTAATTACAAATGAATACCATTGGTTTAGATTGTATGATGCTGCTATATCAGCAACACCAGGAGATGTTAAATAAGAATATGTTCCACATGCAGTAGTATTCCATGTCAAATCTCTATATGGAGTAGATGATGTTGTTGTTCCAGTCAACAAAGTTGTCATCATAGTAGTGTGTGCTTTACTACCAGCAGTAGATTTAGCAATAATCATAAATGTATTACCACTCTGATTTAATCCAATTGGTAATCTAACATATTGGTTACTACCATTTAATTGGAAATAACCACTATCTCCTGATGTATGTGTTGGAGAGTTTACCAATGTTGCATCATTTCCATTTCCACTCAAATCAGACCATGTAGTTCCACTTCCAGGGTAAGATGCGGCATTACCTGCATCTATGTACATTTGTAATCCACCCGATACAATACCAGTTGCTTGTTTTTCTACTACACTTAATGGTGTTGGTATAGTTGAGAATCTATATCCTTTATCAGTTCCAACATAAACCCTAAAGTCCTGAACTAATTTACCAACCGCATCGTTTACACCATCATATCCTAAAATAGAGCAATAGTTTTCAGTTCCAAAATCACCACTAAATGTTCCAGTAGCCACCCTTGTTCCATTTACATAAATGTATTTGTTAGTTCCACTTCTTACAAAAGCAAAATGGTAATAATTGTCTAATGTATCTGTCAAACTAAATGTAGTTGCAGAACCATTCATATAGTATCTTAATGTAGTTCCAGTACTCCATTGTAATAATAAAGCATCTCCACCGGGTTCACCAAATATGTGTAATTGGTATGGGGGAGAGCCCCAATCAGGAGCAACAGGTGCAATATATCCTTCAACAACAAAGTCAGTATTACCCATATTGATAGATGTCCAAGGTAAAGCTCCTAAGTTCTTTTGGTTTGCCGTTACTAATGCAGTTGAATAGCCTTCATCAACCCAATTACTTCCACTATAATTCAATACTGAAGATGATGCATATAATTCACCACTACCTGTAGATACTAAACTTACATTGCTTCCAACTCCACTAATCAAAGAACTTACATCTTGCAATGGTTCTGCCATTCCCAAATCAGTAAACTCTGAACCTGGTACAGCAAGGAACAATGAAGATGAAAATGGGTCAAATCTGAATTGATATGATACAGATGGCGCTACTGCTTCACTATATGGATTTAATCCAATTAACTTATTATCGTAAAGTCCAAATACCTCAAAATCTCCTAAATATATTCTTTCACTTACCTCTCCCATATCAACTTATTGTTATTCCGTATTTTGTAGATACATAATCTTTAAATTGCGCCCACTCACTTGCTGATGGCTCACCATAAATTAGGATTACTTCAGCAACAGCCATATCGTTTGCTCTGGTGTTTACCAATGAACCAACATTTGATGTTCCTGTCATAAATCCATTTATACCAAATATGGTTGTTCCAGCCCATGTATCGTTTGTTACACTTCCATTATATCTCAAACTTCCTGTAGTTGTATTGTTTCCAGTATAAGTGTCCGCACTTGCAGCTTGGTATTGTTGCCATAGTACATATTCAGTACCTAATGTTAGGTTTGTATTTGTATCTACAACTTGAATAGAAGCTGCACCCAATCCCACAACATTTCTCATATCACCATCAGAAAATTGTCTATCAAACCAAATCCTTTTTACTGAATTACCATCAGAATGTCCAATAATTGGTGCTGAAAACGATTCTCCTGTTGTTTTTGAGCCTATATAATCACATATAATGATTTGAGTGTAGGATTCACTACTCAATGCTGGGAATGAGCCAGTAGAGTTCAAATACTGGGGAGCTCCATTTGGATAAGTTGCATTTGTAGTTATACCAAATCTTACAATAGGTTGATTATTCAAATCAGAATATGCTGATGCTGTACTTGGACTTCGTTCTACGGCTGTTAGATTGGGGTTAGAGTCAAATGATTGAGTTACGGGGTATCCGTTTATATAATCATCCCACCTTTGAACTTTTGAAGTATCGGTTGTACTCATTGTTATACCATAATCTGCTTTCCACCATGCTTTGATGTTAGAAAAATCAGCAGGAGTCCAACTCGGTGGAGCAGGTACTTCTTCTATTTTAACGCTTCTAAATGCAAATGGTGTAAACATATTATTGGAAATTATTTAATCCTACTAAGTACAATGAGGTTGTATCAAATGCGATGAATGTAAGAACATCCTCCGCAGTTGCTGATGATGCAGTAAAGAACGAGCCCGATGGTTGTAAGATGTTCGGACCAAACGATACAGTTGCTCCACTTACTGATTTAACCAACATATTCACAGTTTGAGAACCCTGAACATTCTCTGCTGTGATGTGTGTATCTCCACTTACCAATTGTAATACAAAGAAGTTTCCAGCACTCACATCCATAGATGCAGTTGTAGAAACAATACTCATATTCACGTGATTTCCTTTGAGAGAACCTGTGATTCCTACACTACCTGTAATTTGTGCTGAACCTGAGTATGGGAATGTATCTACAGTCACCATACTACCAGTGATTGCTGAGCCAGATACAACATAGAGTGTGTTAGGGTCTTTAGTACCCAACGCTGCGTAAGATGCTGATGTAATTGCTACCACATGCTTTACGGATGGAACACCACCATAGGTTGGGGATACATTATCTACTAATGAACCGGTGTAAGAGCCAGATGTAATAAAATAACTTCCACTTACATCTACCGAGCCCGTTACTTCAGCTTTACCAACAAATGGGAATCCACTTCCACCTCCACCAGCAGCATCAATCTCAACAGTCACAGTTCCACCACCAGCATCAGTCACAGTCACAGCACTACCTGTAAAGTTTAATGTTGATGCATCAGCGATTTCAACACTATCTTTTGCAATTGCTAAGATGGTTGTATTACCCGAAGTTCCCGAAGTTCCTCCACTACCTGCCGTTCCGTTAGTTCCATCAACACCAGAAGTACCCGATGTACCAGCAGGGCCTGTTGAACCTGTGGTTGCAGTTGAGCCAGATACGATATATAATGTATTTGGGTCTTTTGTTCCTAATGCTGCATATGATGCTGAATCCAATGTTACAACGTGGTTTACTCTACCCACATCGGTGTATGTATCGGTAATGTTGTCCACCACCGAACCTGAGTAGGTATCCAAAGATAAAGAAATACTACCAGTTACACCTAAACTACCAGTGATTTGAGCACTACCAGTAAATGGGAAACCTGTTGCTTCATCTACAACAGAGCCGGAGATTACATATAAGGTATTTGCATCTACTGAACCCAAACCATCGTATTCCGCTTGTGTAAGGGTTACGATATGTTCAATTCTATCTACTGATGTGTATATATCACCAATGTTATCAACTACTGAGCCAGAGAACGAACCTGTGGTGATTGTGATACTTCCACTTATGCTTGTACTACCAGTTACTTTTAATTCACCTTCAATGGTAGTCAAACCATCGTTTCTAACTGAAAGGAAATCAGTTGTTGATATATTACCTACAACTCTAAACAATCCGGTATCAGGAGTAGTTCCTCTATTGGATACAATCCATAAACCAGCACCTTTGTTTACCGCTGGTGAACCATCAACATTTATTCTTACAACAGGAGTATTAGTTGCTTGATTTGCTTGGTCTTGAGTGAATACGATTTGTTGGTCTTTACCAACTTCAACATCTAAGCTACCAGTTAAGATAATACTACCTGTGATTTGAGCACTACCTGTGAATGGGAATGCATCAGCCGTATTACCTGATGTGCCGGATGTACCACCACTTCCAGCAGTACCATTAGTTCCATCCACACCTGATGTTCCAGCAGTTCCGTTTGTACCATCTACACCGGATGTACCAGCTGAACCATTGGTTCCGTCTACACCACTTGTCCCTGCTGTTCCATTTGTACCATCTATGCCAGATGTACCAGCCGTACCATTTGTACCATCAATTCCTGAAGTACCCCCAGTACCATTAGTTCCATCTACTCCGCTTGTTCCTGCTGTTCCGTTTGTTCCGTCTATACCGGAAGTTCCATCAGTTCCTGATGTTCCACCAGTACCAGATGTACCTGATGTATTTGCATCAAATAAAGAAGAAGATGCTATCTGAGTTGGTACTCCATTAGAATCACCTACCCACAAGTATCCTTCTTGAATGTTTGGTAAGTTATTTCCAACTTGGTTAAAGATGATTCCTCTACCATTATTAGAAGAACGAGTAATAACTCCTAATGTCTGAACCGAGTTAGCAGAACCTGATGGTCTTGTTGGTGTCCATCCTCCATTTATTCCTAAATAAACAATTGTTCCAGCAGGATATAATGATGTATCTACACCAATGATTTCACCACTAATTAAGCCAGTACCCGTAGCAGAAGGTGCTAATGTAGTATCACCAGCAATTAAAGTAGCAGGTCTACGATTTGCTTGTCCTGCTCTTGCTATATATACATTTGCATTATCACCAGTTGCACCTGATACAAATAAAGGTGTACCTTTAAGGATTGATGAGGTTTCAGCGTTGTGAATGTTTTGGTGAAGTGTTTTAACCCAGTCTAAAGAAAGATTACCAGCTCCATCCGTAGTTACAAACATATCAGTTTGGCCATCAGCTGTTGGATAGTTTAGTCCACTTGCCGTTAATTCGTTTACTACTCTAACTGAACCATAAAGAGTTTGAACATCATCTGCCGCATCACCAAATTGGTTAGAGCCAGATGAATAGATTACTGATGATGTTTCAATTTGAACTAATAATTTAGAAGCTGTGATGTCTCCTGTTACATTAAGTGAACCATTAAATAATTGGTCACCATTAAATGTATTACTACCAGTAGTAGCGTAAGAACCAGTCTTAGCAGTTAAATTACTGATGTTTGTAGTGTTGGTTGATATATTACCCTCATCAGTTGTTAATCTGCTTTCTAATGAAGAAGAAAGGGCATCTACGGATGCAGTTGTTGCATACCCACCAGTAACGGATGTAAGAGAATCAATTTGAGTTTGGAGTGAGCCTGTCTCCGTCTCTAAACTATCTAATCTTAAATCAGTTGATTGTGTATATGCGTTAAATGATGCGGTTGTTACCAATGATGAGGTATCAACGGATACAGCAGCTGCATTTACATTTATGGTAGCTATACCACCTCCAAATGAGGCTGTGATTGCATCACCTACAAAGTTTAATGTAGTTGCTACACCCAATGTTGTACCTTCTTCTTGCACTACTACACCACTACCGCTGGCTACTAAACCATCAATTTGGTCTTGTAGGTTTATGATAGATGAGGAGAATGAAGATGAATCTACATTATAACTACCTTCATCCACCAATGAATCAATCATATCGGAGTTGAAGTCCCTTAGTCTTTCAGCGGTTATAAACCCTGTATTATTATTGGGAAAATTACTTTGATTTTCCGCTTGTAATTGGTCTTTTGTTAATTGGCTCATAGTGTTTATCTAATAACATCAAAATCAGATGAGAATGCTCTTGAGAAAGCTCCTCTTTGAACTGGTGGTGCTTGTAATCTTCCTATACTTTGGTTTATCAATAATCCATCACAACACTCCCTTGAATAATTATTGGAATCTAAACACAAACAACCTCGTCTATTTGTTTTAGGAACTGCTAATCCCTGAGTAGGTCCTTTTACGATACCACCTTTGGAATTACGATAATTTTGATTATCCTTCCATGCTACTCTATACCTTTTCATAGACTTCCAGTTACTGCGCTTATTCTTCCAATACCCTGTTCAATTAGTAATCCATCACAACATCTAACCGAGTATTCATTTCGGTTTCTACACAAACAACCTCTACGAGAGTTCTTTGGAGATGATAAACCCCAGCTTCTCTCATATTTGTTCGGTTTTGGGATGTGTTTCTTATTGAACATTTTATTCTTTTGTCTTTAACAACCAATTGGTGTTATGTATTGGAGTTCATAACTTCTTTGTGCATTAACCCCTGTAATTGATTGTAATCAGCTTGGTATGCAAGGTATAACAAACACTTCTCTAATGGTAAGGAGAGAACCTCATCAAAGTTTAAGATGTCATTGTTGGAAAGTTGGACAATAGCTCCATAGCCTCCCCATTTCTTTCCAAAATTGACTTGATGTTGGGAGGAAGCTTCTCCGCCTTCAAAGATTTCAGGATATCGTTCACTAAGTCCTCCGATAAAAGAAAAAAAAAGTGTAATGCCCCAAAGTGGACATCCATAGGTACATCCAAAAACTTATCCTCATCCATCACACCTTTGTATGCTTCTATGTTATACTGAGTTAAAACCTTCTTTGTAATAGGTCTATATAGAATAGACATAATCTTCTTCCAATTATCGTTGATAGAGATTGTATCATACTTTGTGATGTCCAAATATGCACCATATGCAATCTTAGATAGGTTTGGTTCAAATCCATATTCCTTATCCCCAATCTTTATTAT